CGCATCCAGGCGACATTTGGTGGTTCCGTCCGTGCCCTGAAGCGTCCCAATCAATCGCCGATTTCCGAGTGGACGGTGATTGCCAGAGCGCAACAGCGCGTGTTTCTCGAAACGATGCTGCCGTACCTGCAGGTGAAGCATGCTCAGGCCCTGCTCGCGTTGGAATTCCTAGATATGGTCCAAGCCTACGGACGCACGTGGCGCCGCACTGACGATGATGCGCGGTTCGCGGGAACCCGTCCGCTGACAACTGAGCAGGTTGCTGAGCGTGAAGCGATGCGTGCGCGGATGCTAATACTGAATCAGCGTCCGAAACAACGCTAACAATTACTGCTAATGTACTCGGTTTACGTGTGCGTAATGCCGAAGCGGAACCCGTCTGGGTTCCAAACTGCACCACCCACTCGCTCCCAAAGGATAATACCGGTCTGATCGGTGTCAGCGAACCGTTCGCGCAAGACAGTCGATGTAATCTGCGCGCGCTCGCCGATGATGTAGCTCGAAAAATCACCGAACACGATGATCTTGTTGTCGGCTACGCCATCGTTGGCCATGAAGTCGGAGTTGTAGATCGGCGCGCCGAGCAACTCGCGCGGCACGTCGGCGAACATCGAGCCGGACTGCGCCGGCCAGAGGTAGCGCGACTGTCCGTCAACGAGCTTGCGGACCTTGCCTTCAATCGCACGGCGCATGAGGAATGCGGCGCCCTGCACGTACTGCGGTGGCAGCGAGTAGACCAGATCGATCAGCGCGTTCGGCGGGCCCGCGTGCGTGGTGTCGTTGGTGAACACGTGCGTTGTCGGAGCCGTTGCGGTGAGGTCCGTGGTGCTGATGCCTGGCGCCGAGGTAATGCCAGTTGGATGCAGCGCGGAACCGTCACCAACGATGAACTCGTTGTCTTCGACCAACGCTATGTTCTGCGCGCCATTCATGGCCAGGAACGACAGGATGTTGACGACCGCGTCGGCAATGAAGTCGTTGCTGAGCTTGGTGGCCGCGCGGATCTTGATGATCGGCACGTCGAACGAGCCGAACGCCGCATCGACATCAGTGAAGGTTGGCGTCTCACCAGCGACCGACCCGACGAAACCGCTCGAGTAGATCGAACCGCTCGTCGCGTTGGCCTGGACCATTGGCCACTTCAGGATGTCGCGCGAGGTTGCCTGCACGCGCGCACCAGCGCGACGGATGGCTGACATCTGGGCCTTGCGGACCAGCAGTTCGGCCTGCACATCCGGCGGAACGAGGAAGCCGCCAGCGGTGTCGGTGCCTTCGCTGAGTGCCTTCTGCTCTTCGCCGCTGAGCATGGTGTACGCCATCGACTCGGAGCCGTGTGCTTTGGCCAGCGCCTGCAGCCAGGCGGTGTACGCCAAGCGATAGGATGGCTGCATGGCGCCGCGGGTCGTCTTGTAGAACTGCGCCGCGTCGAGATCGTTTTTGGGGATCTCGCCAAACAGGACCTGCTCGGGGTACATCGCGTACAGCTTGCCGGTGCTGGTTGGCGCGCAGACCATGCCGTTCTTGACTTCCCAGCCGGCGACGCGCAGCGCTTTGGCGGTGTCGCTTTCGCCGTTGCCGACGCCTTGCGGCACCTTGTACTGCGGCTGGTTCAGGAAGTCGTCGATGCGGCCGAGGTCGGCCTTTTTCTCGTCGAGTTCGCGTTCGGCCTTGATCTGAGCGGAGAGTTCGACGCACTTCGTGGTGAGCTGGGTGAGCTCCTGGTTCTTTTCAGCGGTGAGGCCGCCGGCGCCGTACTGGTCGATAATCGCTTGCGCGCGAGATTTCAAAGTCTCGAGTTCGCCGCGCATGGCAAGCAGAGTCATGGGTCAGGTGACCTCCCGGTGAGGATGAACTGGTGCTGGAGGCCGCTGACCTAGAGATCGGCTGGGCGTATGTCCGGATCTAATCCGGGACATTTCACGGGCTCGTGAGCCGCGTGGCGCCTCGTCGGTGCTTGGCCTAAAAAATGAGGTGGTGAGTGGTTAGACTTCGTCGACCTGGAGCAGCGCGAGTCGGTGGCGGAACATGTCGACGAGCATCTTGCCGTCTTCGCCCTTCTCGACTTTGTCGGCCCATTCGAGGATCTGGCCGAGGCTGGAGTGCAGCTCCTTGAGCCGCGTGCGCATGCCGCTATTCAGCCGCGCGCCCTTCTTGGTGTCGATGCCGGTACGTTCCATCGCGAGGCGATCCTTGGCGATGTCCGCGACGCACTGATCGAGCTTGTAGCCGACGATCAGCAGCGCCGCAGCGGCGCCTTCGGTCCACTCGGGCGCATGCGAGTCGATGCCGTGATACTCGGCGTACGCGTGCGAGCCGAGGTGTGCGACCGACTTGGCGGCGACATCGCGCGCGATGGGATCATCACCATCGGCCACGGTCTGCGCGTGGCTGAGCGCGTGCGCGAGGTGCTCCGCGTCGATCGTGCCGTCCTGGTTGTGATGCGCGTAGTGGCGCGCGGCGCGCGGCACGGTGCGACCGGTGTCGTCCTTGGCTGAGAGGCCGTTGCCCTCGATGTGGGCGAAGGCGTCATCTGGGAGCAACGCGACGAACGCCGCATCCCACGGCTGAGTGTTCTGCGGCGGCATACGTTTGCCCTCCTGGGAGTTGGGAGTTGATCTGAGTTTCGCGGCGGCCTTTTCGGCGGCTTCCTTCGACGGCACGTACGCCTGGTCGACGGCGACGGGCGTGCCGAGCACTGGCTCTTTGTTGGCGTCGAGCTGGTACGGGATGTCGTAGTACGTCGAGTCTTCGTCGCCCATTGACGGACCCATTGCGCCCATCGTGCACACCACGACGTGTGTCGGGAACGTGGCCATGACACAGACGTCCATGACGCCGAGCGCTTCTTCGGCGGCGTCCTCGAGGTCGTCGATCAGGTCCTCGTACGAATCGTCGTAGGTGATGACCTGGCCGAGTCCAGCCTCCTTCTTCGCCTTCACACCCAGAACCGTGGCTAGGGGGTTCGCCGCGAAGTCCGGGGAGGCAAGGAAGCTGTACTCGACCAGATCAACATCTAGAAGGTGACGAACGCCGCCTTCCATCTTCGACCCGCCGGGTGCGACGCGGTAGCCGATGCTCATGCCGAGCGTCTTGCCGCGGCTGAGCCGGCGGCGGGCGACCTCGAGCAGCGCATCGCCGTCGGGCGTGTTGTAGATCGACGTCGTGGTCATCAGACCGTTGGCATCGGCGTGCATTTCGATAGGCTCGCCAACGGGCAGCTTGCTGGAGTCGTGGCCGATAAACGCGACGACGTCGGTGTTCTGCTTGAGGGTTCGGTCGAAGGCGCCCTTGTCGATGATGTCGCCGGTGCGGTCACGATTGCCTGTCGCGCCCGCGTACCCGGTGATAAGGCGTTGCGAGGTGTCGACGGCCTTGAGTTCGACCCGCGTAAAGAGTCGCTGTGGGTCCATGATGGGAGAGGGCTCCTTTACGGGCGTGCGAAGATAGCGGCATGGCCGAAGCAACAGATGAGAGCGTGTTAGCGGCGATCACAAAGGGCGGCGGCACGTGCCCTGCCTGTGGCGAAAAGCCGGTCCGGCTGGTGAGCCGCTATCCGACGGTCGCCACGGTAGCCGACGAGGAAGGGCACCAGTGGGACGTCGAGGTCGAGCCAGAGCAGGAGTGACGATGGACTGGAGAACCCACTTTGGGATGATGTCCGATATGCACGCCGCTCATGCGATGGGCCAGTGCTGGGCGAAGTGCGCGTTTTGCGCTGCCAGCACGGACCTGCTCATCGTGACCAAAGAACAGCGCGAGCGCATGCGCCGCGAGGAGTTCGAGGTCAGCGAGTCGGCTTCGGAATGAGCGCCGTCGTCGCGTAGCCCGGCGCGTCGGTCGTTTCGATCTGCGTCTGCGCCAGCGCCAGCGCCTGCAACTCCAGATACTGGTCCGGCGCGATCCTGCCGGTCATGCGCAGCGCCGCGCGAGCCGTCACCGCGGCGTTCTTCGTATCGCCGGCCAGCCGGTACTGGTGCGCCAGTTGGTACGTGGCCAGCCGGTCATCCGGCGACTCGGCGAGCTGCTTGAGCAAGAGTCCGATGTTGCGTTCGTTCTTGTGGCGCATCGCGTGAATCGTCGGATCGTAGCCAAGGTGCTGCAATGCGACGCCTCCCTGAAGAATGCCAGCCGTGAGAATCTTGCCCTGCAGCGTCGGCTGTTCGTGGACGCGGCCCATGTAGCGGATGCCCTGGTGATTGCGCCACAGCCGGACGGAGGTCGTCGCGTACTGGCCGTGCGTCCCGTCGCTGAAGCAGTTGGCGACGTTCAGGCAGTAGCCCTGCACGCGGCGGTCGGGATTGCGCAGCACCTCGCGGATCGTCGCGGCGCCCCATTGGGTGAGCCGATCGTCGCCGTCGAGAACCAGAATCCAGTCGCCTTTGGCGCGCAGCAGGCCGAGGTTTCGCGCGGCCGAGAAGTCGTCGTGCCAGTCGAACGAAAAGACCCTGGCGCCGTAGTAACGGGCGATGAGGGCGCTTCGGTCAGTCGTGCGGCTGTCGATGCCGATCAGGATCTCATCGGCGAGATCCTGCACGGAGCGAAGCATGGCCGGCAGCAGCGGCTCTTCGTCGAAGATGATGGTCGTGACGGTGACCTTCGCGCGACTCATGCCTCGAGCGCCCGCCGTAACCGCTCCCATTTGCAGTCTTCGCGATGTGGATCAGGGGATGCGCCGCAGTACCAGCATTCGCTCTCCAGGTCCCGTGGCCATCCATCCGCTACCAGCGCTTCTGCCGCAGCGGCTATCTCCCTGAAAAGCGCCGCATCTTCGTAGGTGACGCGCATGATCACGTTAATGCCCTGAGCTTCTTATCGGGATCTCTGTGCTTCGTCGTCTTTTTGAGCAGGCCGCCGAGCCGCGTGGTGTACTTGACGCACTTGTGGTGCAGCCATTGCTTGTCCAGAAGCACGGCGCGGCAGTAGAGGCAGCAGATCATGCGGCTACCGAGGACTATCGGTCACCTGACCTAGTCCGACCCCATACCAACGATATAGGCCACCGACTTCGAGATATCGCGGTTATCGCCGTCGGGTGTCCGGCTCATCCCGTTTCCGTGCGCGCCCGGTCGAGTGTCGCGCGGCAATAGTTCGGCCTGCTGCGCCTCGCTGAGCGCCGGCGGCGGCACGGGCAGCGCACCGGGCACTGGCACAGGCGGGATCAGGTTGTCGAGTTCGGTTGGCGTGACGATGTTCGGGATATACAGCACGTCCGAGTCGGGTCCTTCAGATTCGTTGCCAATCATGACCAGCGCCTGGTTGCGCGTGAACAGGCCGCTCAGCAGGCCGCCGCGCGCGCGCTCGTGGACCTTGTCTTCGTCGGCCTGCAGCACGCGCACCTTGCTCAGGTCGAAGCCGATCTCGGCGTGATCGAAGTCCTCGAACTCGGGTAGCAATTGCGTATCGAGCTCGGCGGCCAGCATGCGCTGCGTCGGGATAATGCACGACTCGTAGGCTTGCTCGCGCATCTCGCGCATGGTCGCACCGACCTTCGTGCGCTCGAGTCCCGCGCCCAGGCCGACAACCGCGGCGGGGATGCCCAGGATGGCGCTCACGCGCTCTTCAGGCACCATCCGCAGTTGCTTTAAGTCCATCTGCTGCGGCGAGAAGCTGAGCACGGCCACATCGGTCTTGCCGCTCATGATGAGCGGCTCGCCGCGGCGTTCGCCGCCGAAGCGCGCCATAAACTCGCCTTTGACACGCTCGAGGTCCTCGGACGAGACCGTGCCAGGACCGTGCTCGGAGGGAGAGAGCACGACACCTGGCACGCCCAGGTTTTTGAGGATCGACGACGTGAACCGCGCGGCTTCGTCGTCGGTAAAGATCTCTTGAAGCAGCGACGCCAATGGGGACAATCCCTTACGCACGTTGCTCGGATCGAGCCCGTAGCGGAAGTGCACGACGTCCTCGACGGCCACCGGGATGTGCTGCAGCGCGTCAGGACTGTAGACGTAGTTCGACAGGAAAACGCTGCCATCCTTGGGCCATTGCGGCTGCATCATGTGCTGGGGCACCCACCACAACTCGACCACCTTGCCCGCGCCTGAGCGCACCTTGAGCCAGTAGCTGTTGCCGGTGGTGAGCATGTCGGTGAGCGTCGCGTACCAGAGCAGGACGCCCGAGTAGTACGGGTTTGGCCGGCGCAGCAGGCGTGTCAGCGGATGCGGATCCACGGCTTCGCGTTTGTTCTCTGGGCCGTCGACGAGCACCTGCAGCGGCGCCTCGGGGAAGGTGCGGCAGATCCAGAGCACCGATGCCATGACAATGGAGTTGGCATTTGGATCGGTGTGAGCTGCCGCGTAATAATTCTGCGACGAGATGAAGGAGCGACCCCAGGTCGACCAGTTGCCGCCTGAGCCGTCCGAATTCCAGAGCGAGCTCCAGCTCTGGCCGAACGTCATCGCGAATTTCTTCGTGGCCGTGAAGGCGCGCGTGATTGGATTGGCCATCGCGTGCCTCCTTTGGCGTGAAATTCAGAGTGCCGTCCAGCGCCGCCGTGGTGGCGAGTAGCTGATGTTCAGCGCATCCATGTCGTCAGGTGAGCGCTTGATGCGCGATTTGGTCTTGTCTTTCGGCTCAACGACGCGGCGCCCCTGACTGTCGACCTGCCAGAGTGGTGCAAGCGCTTGTCTGCGTAGTTCGCGGCGCGTATCCGCGTTGATCCGGCTCAGGTCGAGCCGTCCATCAGCGGCACGTTCGGCCGTGCTGAACCACATCTCGGAACGCCGGTTCGGGTAGCCCTCTTCGTCGAACGCCCTTTGCGCGCCCAGCAGGCCGACGAAGTTGTAACCCGCCTTCTGATCGGTCACGCCGCCGCCGACGCCGTCATCGTCGATCTTGATCAGAACTTTTCGTGGGTCCATGCCCGCGCGTTTGCCCCACCAGTCCGCGAGCTGCTTGAGCCGGCCTGCGGTTTCGTCGGTGCCCCAGCCGTTGGCCGTCTCATGGTGCAGACTGACCGGGCCGCAGCGCACGTGGATGCTCGTGAAATCGTCGCCAAAGCGCGCCACGTCACAGCCGATCTCGGGCGGCTCATCCTTTGGCTCCGCCAGGTTGGCCGTCTCGCACGCCTGCCAGACGCCGTCGGCCCAAACGCTATTCGTCGCCTGGGATGGCCAGCGACCAAGCAAGCGAGCTTCGGCGAGCGGGCCCGGACGAAGCCATGTACCGCTGCTGGGCGGCCATTCGATATCCGTCTGGCGATGCGCGCCGGCGACCGGCGACGTCCACGCTTTGAGCAAGACCTCGAGCCGCGCGAGCCGCAATGCCGCAGGAAATGGCGGCCGCTCACCGCGTAGTTCGGCCGTAATGTTCGGGTGCTCAAGCGCCGACACGCTGATCGAGTGCCAGTTGCCGCTCAGTTCCTCGGCGTACGCCTGCGAACTGGTATCGGTCGGGTTGAAGATCGCCAGCCAGGCGTGCCCTTCACCCGCGAACATGCCCTCTGCGGCTTCCCAGAAGGTCGGCGCGATACCGACAGCCTCGTCGAAGACGATGAGCATGTGCTCGGCATGGTGACCCTGAAAGGCGTTGCCATCGCGTGCGGTGAAGCCGTGGGCGAAGTGGTCAGGCGAGGATTCGAGGCGCGCGACCTGCGGACCGGGAAACCCGCCGCGCTGGCCGCGCTGCATACGAACTTCCTTCCAGAGTAGGTCATGCACCTGGCGATCAGTCGGCGCCGTGGTGAGCACGATGCCCGGATCATGCGAGTCGTACCAGAAGTTGACGAGGCCGCCGCCGAGATGCGTTTTGCCGATGTTCTGGGATGCCTTGACGAGCACACGATAGGGCGGCTTGAGCAGCGCTTCCGCGATCTCCTGTTGCTTTGCCCACCAGTCGACGCCAAGGACGTCGCGCGCGTAGCCAAACGGATCAATCCGATAGTGGCGTCTCTCCTGCTCTTGCAGCAGTCTGAGTTCGTGCTCGCGTTCGAGCCTGGTAAGCGGCGATCTGAGCGTCGAGGTCGTCATCGCTGAGAGCACTCAGGCTCTCGCCGTCCTTCCCGGTGTGCTGGAGTTCTTTCCGTTCGCGCCAGTCGTCGTGTCGTCGTCGTTCGAGCCAGGTCATGGCCGCGCGCCAGTCGCCATCATTGGCCGCTTTGGCAATCGTGGCCACATAGCGCACCTCCGCCTCCGCCTCAGCACGGTCGAGAGCCACAGAAAACGCAGGAAACCGCTCGCGCCATACTCGCAACGTCTCATAGGTGATGCCCACATAGAGCGCCGATGCCTTGAGCGTGTTGCCTGTTCTGAGCGCTGAAATGATCTTGTCAGCCGTTTCCTTGCTGTACTTGCTCGGCCGAGACATGACCGCTACGCCTGGGCCGGCGTGTACTTGGTCACCAGCTCGTCGAAGACCTTTTGCGCCGTCAGGCTCGCGGCGCGCGCGGTCTTTGCATAGGCTTTGACAGTCGGGCGCACCTCACCTTTGGCACCCATCGCTAATTCAACCGACGACTGGCCGATGCTCAGTTCGTAGACGGCGGCCGTCAGCAACGCCGCCGCCGCATCGTCTGGCACTAGTTTCTTTGGCCGACCTGCGCCGACTCGTGCTCCGCCTCTCATAACGAATCGTTTGATTCCCCCATCTGATGCATCTGAATTTCTAATGGCTTAGGATTGCGATGAGCGTGTTGACGTCACACGCGACGCACATTTCGTGAAGGAGGGCCTCTCCAACATGCCGAGAGGAATCACCGGGTCCGGCACGACCACGCGCGCACGGCGAACGACGCGAGCCGCAAGCACTACGCGAGCGCGCTCACCGTCCTCATCGACCGCGCAGCAGATCATCTGGCAGGGTGCCGGGCTCGACGGCCAGCACCTGTTTCAACTCGTGAAGTCAGGCATGGTCTGGCAGCTCTACGAGCTCAATTTCACGGGTGCCAACACGGCCAGCCGAAAGATGGTGACGACGCAAACCATGTTTATGGAAGCGTTCGCCTCGCTCGGCTCGCAGTACGCGCTGCTGATGAACGCCATCCCGAGTAGTCGGCTGGCGAATCGCTCAGTCCGCGCGAGCGCTGCTAACGCGATCCCCAGCGCCATCACGCAACCCATCGTTGCAGGCCAGGTCGTCAAGCCCAGCGCCAGCGCCACCAGGCGCGTGCGCCGGCGCGTCAGCGTCAATCGGAGCGCTCCCGCCACCGTCAGCGCCGTCTAAACCCGCAGGGTCCGCGGGTTGACTGTGGAGATGGCTCAGCCAGTCGCTGAGGTGCTTCACGAGCAGCCCGCGGTCGCTCATGTAGAGGGTTTCGTTCGAGACGAAGTAGCGCGGGTAGCCCGACCCACCTTCGGCGGTCGCCCAGTCGCAGCCAGTGCAGACGTGGGCGTGCTCATCTAAGTGGACGACGTACGCAAACCATTTGTGCACTTCCGCGGACACGCGGCATTTCGCCTCGGCACACGTGCTTTTGAGCATCGCCGCGGCGAGCAGGTCGGTGAGCATCTCGTCATCCACGCACCCTAACCGTAGGCACGTGCCCTCTTGACATGCGCGGTTCGAGCCTGGAATGACCCCTTACGTGTAGCCCACGAGCCGTAACGCCGCCTGGGTGCGGTTGCCGCTGTGCGTCTTGAGCAGGATGCCGCGCATGTGGAACTTGACCGCGTCCTGCTGCACGCCCAGCAGTCGGGCGATGTTCTTATTAGGTAGACCGCCGATCAAGAGCCGTGCCACGTCCCGCTCGCGCGGCGTCAGGTGATAGTCGGGCGCGCTGAGCAGCACCATCACGTCACCAGCACGTCGGCGATTTCGAGGATCTCCTGTTCGAGTCGGGTGAGTTGCCGGCTGATCTCGGCGCACACGCTCACGATGGCGAGCAACTGGAGATGCGCCAGCGTCATCCGCTCCCGGTCCTGGTCGGTGCGTTCGCCGCATCGCTCGGCATAGCGGTGGGCCGCGCCGCTGCTGGCGCGCATACGCTCGATCTCTGAGGTCAGGCTGATTGGCTCAGGCATGGGTTCGGGCCTCTTTCACAACAGATCAACCACGCTCTTGAGGCGCGACACATCGACGTGGAGGTAGATGGCCGTGGTCTTCATGTCCGAATGGCCGAGCAGGTCCTGGACGTCGCGCACCGTGGCGCCCTTGGCCAGGCACAGGCACGCGAATGAGTGACGCAGCTTGTGCGGCGTGATCCGCCGCGGGATGCCCGCGCGCTCGCCGATCGCCGGGACGAGGTCTTCGACATGGCGCATGCTCAGATGGCCGGGCCCGAGTCGCTGGCGCTCGGCCGGGAACAGCCAGCCGACGGTGCGCGTGCCGACCCACGCGTGCAGCTCGGGCAGGATGCGCAGCGGCAGCGGCAGGTAGCGGTCCTTGCTGCCTTTGCCTTGCGAGACGAGCAACCGTTCGTCGTCGAAATCAATGTGCTCTATGCGTAATTTGCACGCCTCGCTGACGCGCAGTCCGCAGAAGAGCATGACCTGGCAGAGCACCCGATCGCGGGGCGAGGCGATGCTGGCGAGAAAGGTTTCGATCTCTCGCTGCCGCAAGAAGACGGGCAGCTTACGCGCCAAATGTCCGCCTATCCCGCCCTGCGTATGCGGATAAGAGAGAGAAACTGCATAAGCGTTAGCGCGATACAATCCTG